GAAGTCAGAGTTTGCGAGTTATCTGTTCCCTGCGTGGGTTATGGGGCAAAAGCCTGAGACGAAGATCATTCAGGCAACGCATACGGCTGAGTTGGCAGTTGGTTTTGGACGTAAGGTTAAAAACCTAATTGACAGTGAGGTTTATCGTGATGTGTTCCCTGAGTTGGCGTTAGCCAAGGATGCGAAGGCATCTGGTCGCTGGTCAACTGACAAGGGTGGTGAGTATTACGCTGTTGGTGTGGGTGGTGCGCTTGCTGGTCGTGGTGCGAATTTATGTATTATTGATGATCCTGTATCTGAGCAGGATGCCTTGTCTCCAACTGCATTGGATAATATATACGAATGGTACACATCAGGACCAAGACAGCGACTACAGCCGGGCGGCGCGATTATAATTGTGATGACGCGGTGGTCGATCAGGGATCTGACGGCGAAGGTGTTACAGAAACAGGCCGAGGGCGGCGCGGACAAGTGGGAGGTCGTGGAGTTCCCAGCGATATTTCCCGATACCGACAAGGTGTTGTGGCCAGAATTCTGGAGCAGGGAAGAGTTAGACGGCGTTAGGGCGTCTATTCCGGTAGCAAAATGGAATGCGCAGTATTTACAGAATCCAACCGCCGAAGAAGGCGCAATTGTAAAAAGGGATTGGTGGAATGTTTGGGATAGCGATGAGCCACCTACCTGCTCATACATCATACAATCGTATGACACCGCGTTCACGAAAAGCGAGAGGTCGGATTACTCGGCAATTACGACTTGGGGTGTGTTTCATCCAGACGATGGTGATGAGGCTGCCATCATATTGCTGGATGCCGAAAAGGGCAGATGGGAGTTCCCCGAGCTTAAAGACGCGGCGTTGCGTTTGTACGGAGAGTACGAGCCGGATCTCGTTTTAATTGAGCAGAAGGCGTCTGGTACGCCGCTCACACAAGACTTACGAAAAATGGGTATACCTGTCAGCGGCTTTACGCCGGGTCGTGGCGCGGATAAATTTTCTCGTATGAACGCCTGTGCGCCGGTCTTTGAATCTGGTATGGTATATGCTCCTGAAGCACGTTGGGCTGAAGAGGTTATAGAGGAGTGCGCGGCATTCCCGAATGGCGAACATGATGACTTGGCGGATAGCATGAGTCAGGCTATACTAAGATTTCGGCAGGGCAATTTTATCCGCACCCGCTCAGACGAAGAAGATGAAGATTTTTATAATTATCGCAGCAAGAGAGAGTATTACTGATGGGTAAAGTAAAAGAGATTGCACAAGACGAGCTTGATAATTTCTTGGATTCACTGAGTGATGCCCGTAGAGATGTTTTTGAAAGCAAGGTTGACTCGCAAAGAGACAGTGATCCATTTGGCGTTATGCGGGACATGAAGGCTGGCAAGTATAAAAACGGCGGCGCTGTTAAAAAGATGAGTGGTGGCGGTTGTGTCATGAAGGGTCGCGGCGGAAAGTTTAAGGGGATCAGCTAATGGCCGGTAAAAAGGTAAATATTAAAACTGCTCCTATTGAGGATTTAGACAAGTTGATTGCGCAGTTGAAAAAGGATCAGGCCAGTTCTAAAAAGCCTGTGAAAAAGAAAAAGGGCGGTGCAATTTTAATGTCCCCACGCAAGTACATGGCTTGCGGCGGCAAGGTTCATAAATAGGAGATACTATGGCTAATCGCATGGGGACAAAACTTTCACCGCGCTTGCAAAAGCAGAAGCGTACGGGAAAGCGTCCTATTCCTCGTGGCGCTCCTGGTGGGCAGTTAGGCAAGACTCCTATGGGGAGTATGGCTGAAGCTTTAATACGCCGTGGTTTGGTTGGGAATGATACAATTGTTGACTCTCCTTATGCGCCAGATTTTCGTAGGATGGGTTTTAAAAATCGTGAGTTTGGCATGAAAGATATGCCTGCTGGTTATAGTGGCGGTGGCTGTGTCATGAAAGGTCGCGGCGGAAAGTTTAAAGGAGTTAAATAATGTCAGGTGTAAAAATTAAAAAAATTCCAATGAAAAACCTTTCTCCGAAAGAAATGGCAGAGTTAGCTTTTGACCAAGGTGTTACTAGAGGTGGTAGTGGTACTGCTAACACTTTAAAGCGTGGCGGTTTGAAGCGTGGCGCTTATGGCCAAGGCGTTGGCAAGTATAAAGAGGGTGGGGACGTTAAATACACAGGACCACTGCCGAAGTCGAAGCCCACAGGCCTTGAAAGGTGGCAAGGCTTTCGCAGCACAAACAAACCCACAACCTCAGAAGAGCAAGAAAGGATTGGGAACAAAATGGCTAAAAAGTTCAAAAAGTCCAAAAAGGCTCAACGCTATGAAGGCGGCGGAAAAGTTATTTCTGACGCTGACGCAAAAGCTCTGAAAAAATTAAAAAAGTTTCCGTCTCCGTCTCAGTCAGGAAAAACCATTTCAGATGCCGATGCAAAACGGTTAAGAAAGATGCCGATATATAAGCCTGAATATGGCAAATCTATCTCCGATGCTGATTTTAAAAAATTAAGAAAATATGAAGACGGCGGCGAGGTTCGTGGCATGGGCAAAGCATACCAAGGCGGCAAGAGAAGCTGTAAGGTGCGGTAATGAAAACGATCAAGATCGAAATCAACGTAGATGACATAATTCCAGAAGAAGGCTTTGAGCCTGAAGATATGGAATTTGTCTGCCCTATATCCACTGAAGATTCAAAGGTGAACGATGAGAACCGTCAGTCGGCTATGGAAAACTACGCTTACGGTCCGGCCACTGAAACGTGGGAAAACAAAAATGCTCGTTGCGGTACTTGTGAGTATTTTGACATTCGATCCAAAATGATTGGTTGCATGGAAGAGGGAATTGGTTACAAGGATGGCATGGGCTATTGCGGCGAGCTTAACTTTGCTTGCAGTAAAGAGAATGTTTGTAACCTATGGGAGCTAGGCGTTCCTTTGAGCGATCACATGGATTCAGAAATGAATCCTGAAGATGATGGTAATCAAAGGGACATCATGTAATGAAAAGAGAAGCTGGGCGCTGGATTTGCGGTCTGCCCTTCTACCGCGCTCGCAACGTGCATGCTTCCCACACTGGCACAGTTGCGCCGCGCCCAGCTTCACCCAAGAGGTAGTGTATGGCCGATGATCAAGGAATTTTGGGAGCCTTCTCCGCCCCGCCTGCAAGCACTGAGATGTTTAAGCAGCTTGCTGGTAAAACAGATATGTTTGACGCTAGTCCCCTTGGTGCCGTTAATCGTGCTATTCTTGGTACTCCTATTGACGCAATAGATCTTATGGGTCGTGCAGGGGAAACTATGCTTCGCGGTGCCGCAAAGGGTGCTGAAAAGATTGCTGGCTTTTTTGGCGAAGACGATGGCATGGCGCGGCGATTAGGGAGAGATGTTTATGGTCTTGGCATTGCTGCTACAACTCTTGCGCCGATGGCTGGGCCTCGTCCACGAGGCAAGTCAAATAAGACGCTTGTGCTTGAGGCGCAAAAAGACAAACTAAAGTCACCATCTGCTAAAAAACAGCTTGATGAAAATCTGGAGTATGAGGCTCTTGAGGATTCGTTCAAGGATATTTATGACGATGTGGAGATGGAATCAGTTCGGTTTTATGGCGAAGATGATGCCATTCCTGCTGATAGTTTCTTTGACTCCATGCAGGACAATTATTTCTTCTTGCGTGACAAGGGCATGAATAAGGGGGAGGCTTTTGCTGACGCTATGGATTCTGCGATAAAGAATACTGGCTTGGAAGTTGGCTACTTGCGCGACTCTATGGTTAAACGACTTGACGATGATTATGGATTTAATGCTTCACAGGCAGTTAAGCGCCGTGAAGAAGCGGCTGCAAATCAGGCGGCTTTGCGTTCTCAGGCAAATCAAGCTAGAATGGCAAACCAGCCGCGTGTTAGCGTTGAAGATGCTGTCAGGCAGCAACAGGAATTAATTAATTTTGGCATACCAGAGCCTGTGGCTCAAAAGCCAACGCTTGTCGTGATTGAAGGCGGAAAGGAATAAATAATGGCTGTTGAAAAAGGACTTGGATCTGGCGGTGATATGGTTATCACTCCGCAAGAGCAAGCTGAAATTGATTTAATTGAACTTCCTGCCCAGCCTGGAATCATGGAGATGGAAGATGGCTCTGCTATTGTTGGCGAGCTTATGCAGGAAGACGCGATGGCCGCGCAGGATATTCCTTTTGATGCCAACTTGGCTGAATATATTGATGATTCAGATTTAGGCTCTATCGCTTCAGATCTCATCAACGAAATTGAAGAAGATATGTCCGCTCGTCAGGACTGGGAAGACACATACAAGCGCGGCATTGAGTTGCTTGGCATGAACTACGAAGAGCGTTCTCAGCCGTTTGAGGGCGCGTCTGGTGTTGTTCACCCGCTTCTTGCTGAGTCAGTAACGCAGTTCCAAGCGCAGGCTTATCGTGAGATGTTGCCAGCAGGTGGCCCTGTTCGCACACAGGTCATGGGTGTTGATAACCCAGAGGTGTCTCTGCAAGCACAGCGCGTTAAAGACTACATGAACTACATGATTACCTACGAGATGGAAGAGTATGATCCAGAAACAGATCAGATGCTTTTCTATTTACCGATCATTGGTTCTACTTTCAAAAAGGTTTACTTTGATCCGCTTCTGCAACGTGCAGTAAGTAAGTTTGTGCATGCCGAAGATTTGGTTGTTCCTTATGGCGCGACAGATCTGGTCACATCCCCTCGTCTTACGCATGTTATTCGCATGGATAAGAACGAAGTCCTGAAGCTACAGCTTTCAGGATTCTATATTGAGACAGAT